AAAAGTTAATTCTAATAATGTAATTATGACAGAAGCAATTGCAAATACATCAAATAGTGCTGACACATTAAGATTAACAACTAGAATGAGTATATCGTATCAACAAGTCATAAATAATATACCACAGAGCCAGTTTTCTGTTAATGATGAAATTACTACTGAGAGAATAAGAGCAAAAGCAGAAGCTGGTACGGTTGGTTATGTTACTGAATTAAATTCAACTGCGAGAGCAAGTCAATCTGTAGCACAAGCATCAAATGGTGCAAATGGAACAATTGTTTTTATTAAAGATGATGAGAGCATAAATGATGTATCATTCTTTAACATATATGTAAATAATGTTGACGGATATGGAAGTGAAATACCTTTTACAAAGAATGATATTCTTTTGAAAAAAGGTAGTCCAACAAAAGTAGCATCAGTTTCTTCAATAGCTGGGCCAGAAGCAAATACATATTCAGGTGAGTTTATTCATGTTGAGAACTTTCAAAAAGTTACAAGAGCGGTAGATCAAACAGAAGATATAAAAGTTATTCTAGATTTTTAAAGGTAAGTTAAATGGCAATCGAAACTAATTTAAATCAAAGCCCATATTTTGATGATTTTGACGAGAGTAAAAACTTTCATAGAGTTCTGTTTCGTCCTGGTTTTGCTGTTCAAGCTAGAGAATTAACTCAGCTACAAACAATATTACAAAATCAAGTAGAGAGATTTGGTAACGAAATATTAGTTGATGGAACAATAGTAACAGGTGCGGCTCTAAGAGTAGAAGACGTAGATTTTGTAAAGCTTAGAGATAAAGATGCGAACAATAGAGTTGTTTTACTTACTGATTTCTTTTCAAGCGGTGCTATAGCAAACGCAACAATTACTGGTACAACTTCAGGAATGACTGCACAATTGATTGATGCATCAGAAGGAACTGAAGCATCAACACCTAATACTATGACAGTGTTTGTTAAGTATACAAATTCTGGTACAGATAATACAACAAAAGCTTTTGCTGATAATGAAGTATTAGTTATAAGAAATCGCTCTAATGATAATTTCATTGTAGCGGCCAACACATTAGTATCAGATTCTACTGGCTTAGGAACAAGAGCAACAGTATCAGATGGTGTTATTTTTCATAAAGGCCACTTTATAAAAGTTTCCGCACAAAGTCATATTGTTGATAAGTATAGCACAACACCTACTAAGAAGATTGGTTTTCAAACTGTTGAAACATTAGTAAACTCAAATTTAGATAGTTCATTAACTGAAAATGCATCAGGTTCTACAAACTTTGCCGCACCAGGAGCAGATAGGTTAAAACTTACTCCTACATTAAAATCAAGAGTTGTTGGTGTAGCAAATACTGAGACATTTTTTACAGTAGCAGAACTAAAAGATGGTATTATAATAAAGAATGTAAAAGATACTATGTATTCTGATATAGGAAAACATATCGCACAAAAATTTCATGATACTCATGGTAACTACGCAACCGAACCTTTTACAATACGTATAAGAGAACATTTGAAGTCGGATGATAATTTAGGAAGATATAATACAGATCAAGGTGGTGATGCAAATAAACTTATAGCAGAGGTTGATAAAGGTATTGGATATGTAAACGGCCAAAAAGTTCATCTTATAAATCCAACACCAGTTGAAGTTGATAAAGCTACAGATTTTACAACAAAAGATGCTAGAGTTATTTCTCAAAGTTTTGGTAATTATGTCATTGTAAGAGAGCTTGCGGGAACTTGGGACTTTCAAGGATTACGAGAAGTATCGTTAAGAGATACAGCGGCACAAGTTATTTCTAAATTAAATTTTGGTGTAGCAGGTGCATCTGGCAGTGAAATAGGAACAGCGAAAGTAAGAGGTTTTCAATATCATTCTGGTACACCAGGAACAGCATTAGGGCAATTCAAACTTTATTTATTTGATATAAAGATGAATGCTGATAAAAACTTTGCGGATGTACGCTCTATATTTGAATCAAACTCAGGAACAAATTCTATAGCAGATATAGTTTTAGAATCAAATGGTAATGCTAGAATACAAGAACCTAGTAACAATGTTTTAGTTTTACCTTTCGCATTTCTTGGAACAAAAACTTTAAAAGACTCTTCAAATAATGTTGACACTCAATTCGTTTTTAGAACAGAGAAAACAGTTACATTCTCACCTGGATCTGGTATAAATCTAAACGCAACAGTGGCGGCTAATTCTGCACATGCTGGCGGTGTTGAAACGATGAATGAAACTGGAACTCTAACTCAAGATCAAGAGAGACAAATAATTGTTGTAGGTAAATCGGCCACAGTATCTGCCGCTAAATCAGGACATATAGTTGCTATGTCTGGTAATACAATCACTGGAGGATCATCAACTTTCTCTCAGCATTATCAGGTAGGAGATATAATTAGATTAACTGATAGTACCAATCCATTCACAGGTAGTTCTGCTACTGAAGATCATAGAATAACCCAGATTGTTAGTGATACAAGTATGAGAGTCGCTAATACTATATCAGCAACAAGAACTGGACTGGGAACTAGTGATGAAGTTTCACATAAACAAGTATTTCCTACAGGTTATGTTTACGATACTTTTTCAAATGGTAACTTCTCATCTACATCAACTCAACATACTATCAATTTACAACAAGCAAATGTTGCAAGTAGTTTTTCCGCTTCAGTATATTTTAATGTTCTACGTTCAAATGCTATTCAAACCGCAAAAACAGTTAGAAAAGGCCAATTTATTACTATAAACACTCAAACACATTCAACAACAAATAATGGGCCATGGCCTTTGGGTGTATCAGATGCGTTTAAATTAGAAGCAGTGTATCTCGGTTCTGACACCACATCAGTAACTACAAGTGATACAAATGTAACAAATCATTTTATTCTTGACGATGGACAAAAAGATGATATGTATGATACATCGAAACTTGTTAAGAAGTCTACAAGTTCTTTGAATATAACAAACAAAGCTTTACTTGTCAAGTTTTCATTTTTTGAAAGAGATACTTCACAAGGTATAGGTTTCTTATCTGTAGATTCATATCCAGTTAATGATAGTGCAGACACTCCAACAACAATCAGAACTTATGAGATACCAAAATTCACATCACCCACAACAGGTAAAGTTTTAGAATTGCGTGATGCAGTAGATTTTAGGCCTACTAAATCAAATACATGTAATCCAACAACAACTGGTACAATAGCAGGAACTAGAACTAATCCTACCGCATCCACTACATTTGTAATTGATGCAGACGGCTCTTATATGTTATCGCCTGGACAAAACTTTCAAGCAGATGTACAGCATTACTTACCAAGAAAAGATAGAATTGTGATTACTGAAGAAGGTAAACTAGAAAATATAAAAGGTATACCTGCACCAACTCCTAAAGTTCCCGAAGAAAAAGCAAACGCTATGACACTTGGTGTTTTAGATATACCAGTATATCCATCTTTATCTTCAAAAGTTGCAAGAGACAATAGTAAGCAATCGTATGGTGTAAAGCTTACACTAGAGAATAATAGAAGATATACAATGAAAGACTTGAGAGGTATTGAACAAAGATTGAAGAATGCTGAATATTATTCTTCTTTAAATGCTCTTGAAGCAAGTGTAAAGAATAAACAACTATTCAATAGTTCTGGTTTTGATAGATTTAAGAATGGTTTCTTTGTAGAAAATTTTGATGGACATAATTTATCAGATACAACTAAGCAAGGCTATAGAGCATCGATTGATAGAAATAAAAACTTACTACGTCCTTATTTTAAGAGAAGAGATATTCTTCTAGAAAAGGACAAAACTTTTACATCTTCAAACGTAACACAAACTGGAAATCTATTAACTCTTTCATATACACATTCTTCTTTTATAAATCAAGACAAAGCGAGTAAAGCTAGAAATCCAGTTCAAGAATTAACATTCAATTGGCAAGGTGAAATGACATTAGATCCACCTATGGATAATACGCCTGATATTACTGCATTGCCAGACATTCAAATGGATTTCTCAGGTATGTTCGAAGCTTTTGAACAATTAGCGGCCGCGACTGGATTCACTGGCACTGATTGGGGTGGTTGGATTAATACTGATAATGCACGTATTACAAATGTAACAACAGAGAGTAATATTGATAACAATACTGGTAGAGGAACAATATCTACTGTTGGTACTTTACAACAAGAACAAATAAAACAAGGTATTCAAACATCTATCAGTCCTGCTAATCAAACTTTTAATATTGGTAACTATGTGCAACAAGTAGCTGTTCGTGAGTTTATGCGTTCAAGACTTTTAAAATTCTCATCACATGGTATGAAACCAAGCACAAGAGTTTATCCATATTTTGATGAAGAGCAAGTATCAGGCTTTACTACACCAACAAACTCTGCACATGCAAATACCGCCGCTGAAGGTAGTGCGTTAATAACAGACTCAGCTGGTTCTGTTCATGGTGTATTCAGAATACCTGACACAAATAATTTAAAGTTTAGAATAGGTACTAGAAGATTAAAATTAATGGACGTTGCTAATAATCAGATAGCAAGTGACTTAGTTACTACTTCTTCTTTTGCTGATTACACAAGTATACCTCTTACAATTACTCAAAGAGGAGCTTCTATGAATCTTGTAACACCTCAAGTAAGAACAGAAGATGTTACTGAAACAAGAACTCAAACTTCAAGAGTTGTATTGAGTACACGCACAGTAAATCCAGATCCTATATCACAAACATTTTCAGTGAATGAAGAAAAGTCTGCTGGAGTTTTTATCACAAAAGTTGATTTGTACTTCTTTAGAAAAGCAAATTCTTTACCAATCACTGTACAAATACGTGAAGTCGATAATGGCCATCCGACACCGAATATTCTTCCATATGCATCGAAAACATTATTTCCAACCTCTATCACTGCAAGTACTTCATCTGCTACAACAGCAACAACATTTACATTTGACTCACCAGTATTTCTAAAAAACTATAGAGACTATTGTATCACAGTTATACCTGCAGGTAATTCAGAT